GTAAAGCGTACCGTGCCCGGACCTTGGAAGCGGAAGAAGCTGGCCCGCCCTTGGGTCTGCATGAAATTAGGGTGGGCACCTTGGAAGAACGTCCCTTCGTCACAGAGGACGCGGGTGTAATCTCCCAGCGGGTTCGACCGTTCAGGGAACACGAGGGGCGCATTCCCGAAGTCGTAGGTTATACCCCTGCAGTCGATCGTATCGCCGCCAGCCGCATTGGCTACCGCTGCCCGCAGTTGCTCTTGAGTCTCGGGCCGGATCGTTGCACCGTTGAACTCAGGCATACCCGTGTTCGGGATTGCCCGCACGGGGGAGCCGTACTTGCCACCGGCTGGAATCTGAACGGCGTCATCTTCGATGAACACTTCCGGCGCTTGGCGTACCGTGAACGTCCAGACCGGCCCCTCCTTGGAGTCGTCGGCGGTGTGTGCCACGACTTGCCATGCAAAGCTGGAACCGTACTCCAGATTCTCAAGCACGTACTGGTAGTGATCCAGTTCCGCAACGTCCACGAGAGAGGCAGCATCAGGGCCGACGCGGAGCGTATAGTTCTGCGTTCGGTACTGGTCAGGGAACCACGACAGGTAAGCCGTCTGCCCCCAAATCGTTGCACCGTCAGCCGGGTAAGGGTCGCGGGGTGTTAGCGCCTCACCGGGCACCGTGGGCGGGTCAACGGGTACATCCTCGGCCTCGGTAGTGAATGACCAAACCTCGCCCGTGGTGACACCGGCCTCGTTTTCGGAATCGACGCGCCAGAAGTATTCCACCTCGTGGCTGGTTTCCGTGGGGGTGAATTGCCCGTCTAGCTCCGATTCTTCAAGCGCCAGATTGTCGGGGGAGGTACCGAAGTAAACGTGTTCAACTGTGGCGCCTGCGCCCGGCGTCCAGGTCAGATCGGGCATAACCATCACATCGGTCGCACCGCTTGGGACGTTGGGGTTGGTGGCCTGGCCTGGTGGCTGTAGTTCCACCACTTCTTCGAGGTCAATTGTTCCGCTGATGTTGTAGGTAGTTATAACTTGTACTCCTTTGGTGGTTCAACTTCGGATCGAACATGGTCCTGGGCGTTTTCACGCCACCATTGGCTGACCATGTAGACAACTAGACAGGTGACGCTAAACGCCACGCTGCCCCATATCCACTCATTCATGATGTTTCCTCCATGCTTACTTCCGGGCGCGGTTTGCACCCCAGCGGCTCAGCGAGCTTGGCAACGTCGAACACCTCAACAATGCCGATGCCGCTTTCACCGTCTTGGCTGATCAGGTCGGCCGTGTACGCTCCAGGCGGGAGGCACTGGTACAGGGCCGCGTCATTCTCGCTCAGGTCCATGTGCAGCCCGAACGTGGAGATGATTCCAATGTCCGGGCCCTTGTGCCAGTCCAGGTTATAGCGTAGGAGCTGGCGGCTGGGCAGTTCGCGCAAATGGATCTTCGGGTTCGGCAGGCGCAGCGCAGGACGCACGTCCACGGATTGCCCGCGCCCGCGGATCACAACGCAGACATCCGTCGTGCCTCTGATAATGAACCCGGCCACCGCCCGCTCAATGCCAGGGCCAATCCATGCGCGGGTGCTGATGTTGTACAGGCCGCCGACGCATTGGTTTTCCGTTGCGTAAGCCGTGCCGGCGGTGCCCAATGCGAGGGCGATTGTTATTGCTTTGCAGATTTTCATTTCATATTTCCTCGGTGTTGCCCGCGAACTCGTCTGTGACATGGTAGCACTTCGCGCGGGTTCCGAAATGCTCGTTTGCTTCGTTTCCGGAGAGCCGCATTAGCTCCCCGTTATCCATTAGCGCTTGGAGCGCTCGCTGGGTGGCGTTGCTTGCCCCCAGGCGGTCATTTTTGAACGCGGCCAGGTGGTAGGTGCGCTGCATGATTTCCCGGTGCGTCACCACCCCTTGCGCGAGCCGCTTGTTCTGCCTGTCCCGGGATAAAATCTTGGTTAGAATCTCGCGCAATTTGGCGACCTGGACGCTGTCCCCCATGCCCACACCTTGGAGAAACCGGCGGGTCATTGTAGTGGCGTCCCGCCTGGCAAAGCGTACCGCCCACTCCGCCATGTCAAGTTCCACGCGCGGGCTGTTATGGTCGCGCGACACGGCCACCAGGCCGGCCAGGCGCAGCGCTTTGAAATGGGAGCGGTTCCACACTTGGCGCAGCACCTCGTTCTTGGAGGCGTTCATTCTATCGTCCACCTCCTTGCTGAAGGCGCCCAGGCACTCCGCGGCATTACCGGAGGCCTTTACGTCTAGGACCTTGTGGTTGGCCTGCATGGACATTACAGAGTGTGCCAGGGCGGTGACCCTGCTGGTGAGTTGTTTGGGCGGTGGTGCGAACGGTGCGGGGTTTGGCTCCGGGCGCAAGTCCGGGCACTCCACCAGCAGGAAACGGGGCACCAGACCATTCTCGATGGAGGACTCGTCCATGCCGTCGTAAAGGCTACTCGGCGCGCTCTCCGTTAGCAGTGTCAGCGCCGGGCTCATAATCGGTTTAGTGTTTTTCCCGCTGTCGCTGTACACCATGCGGCCGAGCGTGTCATTGCGCCCGGACTTATTGAAAATGTCGAGCAGCACCTTCCGCCACATAACGTCAGCGCTATTGGCGTCAGGCCGCGTTATTCGTTTGAGGGTGTGCCCGAATTCGCTCATAATAGACAGCTGACACGGCGCCTCGGATAGCTGCCGAATTAGGGCCTGGCCGCTTGCGTATTCGGTGGGCCCAATGAACTCATAAATTGTGGGAAGCTGGTCACGGCACCCGCGGACTATGCGGTGGATGCCCTGGGCTGCGCCTTCCTTCCCGATCCCGGTGCCCGCGACGAGCATTAGGTAAAGGTTGAGGCCGGACGCTGAGATGTTGTATTGACGCCCGGCGATGCCGGCCATTAGCCCCAGGCCGCCCACGAGGGAGACCTCATGCACTGGCCGGATAGCGGTGTCCTGTATGTACTGCGCACACTCACCTATCAGGCCATCGGGAAATGGCGTAGGCGCCTCCACAGGGCGGAAGCCGTCCGGGTTTCGTGGCTCAGCTTTAGCCTTGACAGGGTTGCGCATTGCGGACACGTCCACAGGTGGGTTCTGCTCGTGGCGTATGCGACGCAGCATGCGGTCAACGTAGTCCCGCCGCATTGCTTTGTCTCGCTTGCCCAATCGGCTAGTCAAAAACAGGCGCCGCACTTGCTCGTTGTTCCTGGAGTAGAAAGCCAGCATGTTCACTAGCGCGTGGTCGGCCTCGCTTTGGCTCGGATACTCGCCCTCCCAATGGCCGTCCATAAGCTGTAAAAACTTTTCGCCGTTGCTGGCTGACTCAGCCATTTCAAACACCTGGCGGTCCGTGTGCTTCTCCGGCTGATCGGCAATCGGACCGCTCCCCCAGTCCTGCCCGTCACCCATGCCGTTGACCAGCTTGTCCAGGAGCTCCTGTTGCTCCCTTATTGGGTGGCCCCCGAATTGCTTGCCCGTGAAAACAAAGTAACGGTCCTGGTCATACACCTCAACCCGCTCACGGCGCCGGCCCTTTCCCCCGATGCTGCCCTTGGCGATAAGGTGGACGCCCTTGCCGGACATGCTGACTTCCGAGTAGGTTTGGAACTCCCGACAGATCAGCTTGTGGTGCGCTTCCTGCACCTCGTTCACAGGCGCGTCCAGGTCGATGCCCACATACGGGTCATTCCCGGTAAACACAAAGCCGATAAACTTGTCCTTATGCGCAGCGGCGCTCTCAAAGCTGCCCCACGTCGTGGGGTCCGTTACGGACGCCGGGGTCAGCGTCCCAGGTGTGGCCGGTTGTTTATCCGGGCCCGTCACAACCCATTGTCGCAGGACCCTAAGCTCCGCGGGGATATTATCATAACTCATTTCAACGGCAGCTTATCGCCGGTGAGGTGTTCATAAAGCCGCTGCACACGGTTGACGCTTGGGTTCTCCGTTTTGGCGTAGCGAAAGGAGTGGAGCCAATGGTAGGGCAACCCGCTCTCGTTTGATATGGTGGTGAGGGCGCGCCTGTCCTTTATTAGTAGGCTGCGCGTTTTTTTGTGTAGGCTTGACATTGCTTGCTCCGCGTTGGTGGCGGCATTGTATTATTTTACTTGTAAGATTTACAAACATTAGTTTATTATCCGTTCCCCACACACGAAAAGGAAGCCGCAATGTCTGCGAACCCTTTATACCAATGGTACGAACTACAGTTGCAGCTCAAGGAGCTCAAAAAGCAAGAGCTTACACTCCGCCGGGAGGTTTTCGAAATGTACTTCCCGGACCCTGACGAGGGCGCCAACCGCGTTGAAGTTGAAGGCGGAGCACACCTGGTCGGAACGCTGCCTTACCGCTACACGCTGGACGAGGCTGCGGTGGAGGAGGCGCTGGAGCATGTTCCGAAAACAAAGCGCGAGAAGCTCATCACCTACCAGCCGAAAATGTCCCTGGCCGTGTTCCGCAAGCTGAACGCCAAGGCGCGGGATAATTTCGCCAATGATGCGCTCACTATCACACCCGGCACGCCGAGTCTGAAAATTGAGCCGCCCAAGGCGGACGAGCCGGAACATTGATTCAGCCGCCCAACATACGCAGCTCACGGGAGCTTGCCGAATTGCACGGTATTAAAGTCCTGGTTTACGGGGCGAGCGGTGTGGGGAAAACCGTCCTCACATCCACCGCCCCGGCGCCGCTTTTAATATCCACGGAGTCCGGCATCCTTTCCCTCCGCAACCACGACGTCGCCACGGTTGAGATTAACAACCTGGCTGACCTCTATGCGATTCACCAATGGTGCGCAGGCGCACAGGAGGCAAAGCAATTCCAAACGATATGTTTGGACAGCATCAGCGAGATCGGCGAGGTGTGCTTGTCCGCTGAAAAGTCTAAAACGAAGGACCCGCGGAAGGCTTACGGGGAGCTGATTGACAACATGCAGCTACTCATTAAAGCATTCCGCGACCTGTCCGGGTTTAACGTCTACTTCAGCGCCAAGATGGAACGGGTGAAGGATGAGGCGGTGGGCAGCGAGCGCAATCAGCCGTCCATGCCCGGCAGCAACCTCGGGCCCGCCCTGCCGTACCTGTTCGACGAAGTGTTCCACATGGGTATCGGAAAGGACACGGATGGTAAGTCCTACCGCTACCTCCAAACCGAGCCCGACTACCTGCACGACGCCAAGGATCGTTCCGGCGCCTTGGACGCGATGGAACCGCCGGACCTTACCCACATTTTTGACAAGATAAATGGAGCAGTGAAATGAGTGTACAAGTCAACTTTGACGCAACTACCGTCGACCCCGCACAGGCCCTCGAGGCGCTGCCCGCCGGGACCTACATTTGCACGCTGACGGATAGCGAGCAGAAGGAAAACAGCAGCGGCACCGGGCATCATATGCGCATGGTGTTCACCGTCCAGGAGGGCGAGTACAAAGGGCGCAAGGTAATTGAAACGCTGAACCTGTGGAACAAGTCCGAGGCGGCACAGGAGATCGCCTGGCGGGAGTTCAGTGCCCTGTGCCATGCGACAGGCGTGTTGCAAGTTCAGGACACGCAGCAACTCCACGGCCAACCCGTACTCCTGACCCTCACTGTGGAGGAGTCCGAGCAGTACGGCGCCCAGAACCGCATCAAAGCCTATGATGCCGTCATGCCTGGCAGCGCTCCACAGGCGCCCAGCACTGCGCAACCGCCCCAGGCCCCGGCAGCCCCAGCCGCCCCAGCGGCCCCACAGCCGCCTCCCGCCCCGCCGGCTGCACCAGCAGCCCCGGCAGCCCCGGCACAGCCGCAGGCGCCTGCACAGGCGGCCCCACCAGCGACCCCGCCGGCTGCGCCTGCTGGTGACGCGACCCCGCCGTGGGCCCGCTGATGGTTCCCCGAGGCTTAGGCCCAGTCCCGTCCCGCGTGGGGCGGGACCCGGAGTCGGGGAACCACCGACACCCGCTGGAGTCCATTCGCAACGGCCCACACCAGACACGCCGCATGTATGAAAAAGCGAAAGCCATCCATCAGGCGATGATCTACGGTCGTACCACCACGGAGGAGGAGCGCTTGTTCCTCGACCTTTACCAGCGATGCCACTTTGTTGAGCAGGGTGGTCGAGTACGTTCCAGGTTGCCCGAGGTATGAGGTTAGCTGAGCACACCCTCGCAGCTATCGACCACCGTGAGCAGGAAGACCACGCGAAGGAAAAGCGCCGTGGTTATTTGGGGGCCTCCATTCTTGGGGGCCCCTGTTCACGGGAGCTGTGGTATGGGTTTCGATGGACGCGCCGAAGCACTTTCCCCAGCCGTGTCCTCAGGCTGTTCAAACGCGGGCACCGGGAGGAGCCGGTGTTCGAAAATTTATTGCGGGGCATTGGGGTGACCGTCTGGGAGCGGGACCCAGCTACGGGCAAACAATGGGTCGTCCCCTTCGCTAACGGCCACGTCGGCGGGCACGCGGACGGCATTGGTATCAACCTGCCTGACCTGGGCCCAGATATCTACTTCCTTACGGAGTGGAAAACGCACGCGGAAAAATCATTCCGCCAGGTTGCCAAGTTTGGGGTCGAGCGGTCACACCCGACCCACTACGGGCAGCTCCAGGCATACATGCACGGCCTCCAGCTCCCGTGGGCGCTTTACGGTGCGGTGAACAAGAACAATGACGACCTCCATTTGGAGCTGGTACCCTACGACCCGCAGGAGGCGGAGCGGTTGGTAATGCGGGCGGACCTGATTACTGAGGCCCTTGAGCCGCCTGCCCGTATCAGCAATGAGCCGGGGTGGTACGAGTGCAAGTTCTGCGATTTCAACGATGTGTGCCATGTGGGCGCAGCGTCCGATGAAAGCTGCCGCACCTGTGCCCACGTTCGGCCCATTAAGACGGGCGAGTGGCTGTGCGGTAAACACGGGCACATCCTGGACCTTGAGGCGCAGAAGGCAGGCTGCGGGGACTACGTTGAAATCAACATGGGGGCCGCGTGATAGAACCCCGCTACTACCAGTCGGAAGCCATCCAATCGGTGTTCGAATACTTTTCTGAGGGCGGCACAGGGAACCCGATTATTGCGATGCCCACAGGTACCGGGAAGTCCATTGTGATCGCCCTCCTGGCGAAACAAATCATGGCATGGTACCCAGGTCAACGACTAATGGTCACCACGCACGTCAAAGAACTTATACGTCAGAACCATAGCAAGGTGCTTGACGCCTGGCCGACGGCACCGGCCGGCATCTACAGCGCGGGCCTCAAGAAGCGAGACGTTCATTTCCCTCTCACCTTTGCAGGCGTGCAATCGGTCCACCGAGCGCCGCAGTATTTTGGGCATCAGGACCTAATGATCATCGACGAGTGCCACCTTGTTTCCCCCAATCAGGACACCATGTACGGGAACCTGATTAAAGGGCTGCGGAAGGTGAACCCGCGCCTCAAAGTTATCGGCCTGTCCGCAACCCCGTTTCGAACCAAACACGGCAAGCTGACGGACGGGCCCTTGTTCACCGATGTGTGCTATGACAACACGGACGTCGCCGGGTTCAACCGCCTGGTGCGGGAGGGTTACTTGTGCGCACCGCGGACGGTGCAAACGGCGGAACGAATCAATACGGCTGGCGTCCATTTGCGTGCCGGCGAGTTCATTCAGAAGGAGTTGGAGGAGCGCTTGCACGGCGACGTGACCCGCCGCATTGTGGAGGAGTCCATTCGCTTGGGTGAAGGCCGCAACCGCTGGCTCGTGTACGCCAACTCCATTGACCATGCCGAGCACATGAGCGAACTGTTTCGTGAGCGAGGGTACACGGTGCCCGCACTGCACTCACGAAGCGAGAACCCCGACCAGTTGATGGCCGACTTCAAGGCAGGCAAGTTCCGCGGCCTGGTGTCGCGCGACATGCTCACAACCGGGGTGGATGTTCCCGAAGTGGATTTCCTATCCGTGGCAAGAGCGACCAGGAGCCCCGGCCTGTGGGTTCAAATTGTCGGGAGGGGCACCAGGCCACACGAGACGAAAGACGACTGCCTGGTGGCGGACTTCGGTGGCAACATCGAGCGCCTCGGGCCAATCAATGATCCGCACCTGCCGCCCAAGCGTGAGAAACGTGGTGACGCCGGGGCGCCCCCTGTCAAGGTGTGCGAGCAGTGCCACAGCTACGTCCCAGCGGCGACCCGTCACTGTCCACACTGCGGCTATGAATTCCCGCCGGGGCCCATCAAGCTGAACGCGCAAGCGAGCGAGGGTGAGGTGCTGCGCGCGGACCCGTGTTTGGAGTGGTTGACGGTTGACCGTGTTACATACGCGCGGCACAAGAAAAAAGGTAAACCGGACAGCCTTCGCGTCAGTTACTTCTGCGGGCTCCGTAGGTTGCGGGAGTGGGTGTGCCCTGCGCACAGCGGTTTCGCCAGGCGCAAGGCGGAGCGGTGGTGGAAGGCGCGCATGGGGGTTGATTGCCCGCCAGACGTTGACGGCATGCTGCCCCACATAAACCAACTGCCGACGCCGGCCCGCATACAA